CTAACGCTAAAATCGATACTTGATAAATTCAGGGAACTCGTATTTCAAAAAGGTGTCAACGTTCTAACAATAGACCCTTGGAATATGCTTGACCATTCGGCACAAAAAGACCATTCATATATCGGTCGGGTACTTTCGGAAATTACCCAATTTGTACAACAAACAAACACCCATTTATTTTTGGTTGCACATCCAAGAAAAATGGAATCTGATAATGGCATCTTTAAAATACCAACGCCCTATGATATAAGTGGTTCATCTGACTTTTTTAATAAGTCTTATAATTGTTTAACCGTTTACCGGTCAATTGGCGAAAGAACAATGTATGAATCCGATTCGGTGCAAGTACATATCCAAAAGGTTAAAAGAAAAGAAAACGGTAAACAAGGATATTTCACCGTTGCACCGGATTTTAAAAATGGTGGTGTATATAAACCCATTGATGAAAAGAAAAACAGAATAACAGTCGTAAAAGACACAATACCTTTTTAATGAATTTAAACGAATATTATAATGCTTTTAGATGGTGTGAAAATAACTCCATCCGATGCTATCCAAAACCTAAAGGAAAAGAGTTTATTTTAGTTTATGAGATAAACGGACAACCCAAAACATCCGGCAAAACGTATTCCAAAAAAGAATATGACACCAAGTGGAAAGAATTTTATATTTACCTTTACAAAAAATTTAAGGATGTTTGAAGTTGAATTTTTTCCCCTTTACGGTTTCACGGTTGGTTTTAATTATTCTAATGATGACCTTTTAGACATAAACGAGGAAAAAGATTTTAAACACACCATCCAAGTGTTCATTGGAATATTTGGATTCAACATTAATTGGTACATTGATAAATAAAAAAGGGAATGGGAAAAAGGGTAAACATTTCGGTGATCAAACCGAATGAGGAAAATCCTCGTTTTATAACTGACCAAAAATTTAAAAAGTTAGTTAAATCAATAAAAGAATTTCCGCAGATGCTTGAAGTCCGACCACTTGTCGTGGATGAAAACTTTATGGTATTGGGTGGAAATATGCGTTTAAAGGCATTAAAATCTGCCGGTGTTTTTAAGGTTCCAATCCAACAAGTAAAAGGATGGACTGATGACCAAAAAAAGGAATTTATAATCAAAGACAACGTTGGATATGGTGAATGGGATTGGGATATTGTTGCCAACGATTGGGACATACAAAAACTAAAAGACTGGGGAATGGATTTGCCGGATTTTCCCGATCCGGAACTTGATGCGGAGGAAGATGATTATGAGAAACCCGATGATTTAAAAGTTGATGTTGTACTCGGTGATTTAATAGAGATAGGTGAACATAGACTTTTGTGTGGTGATTCAACTGATGCCGACCAAGTGGCAAAACTAATGGATGGAGAAAAAGCTGATATGGTTTTTACTGATCCGCCATATAATGTTGCTTTTAATGGAAGAAGCGGTAAATTTAATGTTATAGAAAATGACAATTTGCCTGAAAAAGAATTTGAACATTTAATTAATGGATTTGTCTCTGTTTTAAAAATATTAAAACCTAAAAATTATTATGTTTGGTGCAATTGGAAATTTTACGGTTTATTACAAAATCAAATTGATTATAAAGCTTGTATAGTTTGGGCAAAAAATGTTTTTGGTTTGGGCAGAGGTTATAGACACCAACACGAATTTTGTTTGTTTAATGGAAAATTAGATGATGGAATAAATAATGAATCTGATTTATGGGAAATAAAAAAAGATTCAAATTATATGCACCCAACACAAAAGCCCATAGCATTAGCAGAAAGAGCATTAAAAAACCACAAAAAAAATAAAAATATTATTGATTTGTTTTTAGGATCAGGATCAACAATGGTAGCAGCACATCAATTAAAACGCAAATGCTACGGAATGGAACTTGATCCAAAATATTGTCAAGTAATAATTGATCGGATGATAAAACTTGATCCAAATATTGAGGTAAAAATCAATGGCAAAAAATATCACTAATTTTGTAATATGAAACAAAATGCAACTGCTATAAAAAAGAGAGCAATGATCGAGGCATTGGAAAAAACCCTTGGTGTGGTTACAACTGCTGCAAAGATGGTTGGCATTGATAGGGTTACCCATTACCGTTGGTTAGATGCTGATAAGGAATATCGTGAAAATGTTGATGATGTTCAAAATGTTGTTTTGGATTTTGCTGAATCGGCATTGCATAAGATGGTTGAAAATCACAACCCTGCGGCAACTTTATTTCTATTAAAAACAAAAGGGAAAAAACGAGGATATATTGAACGCCAAGAAATTGCCCACGAAGGAAATGTCCAATCTACACTAATAGAATGGAAACCGGCAGACAAAGAAAAGTAGAACAAAAGTGCAATCGCCAATTCTACGATTTAATAAATTCAGATAAAAGATTCAAAGTCCTACAAGGAGGTACCCGGAGTGGCAAGACATATGCCATTTGTCAATATGTAGCTTACATTCTAACGACCGCAAAAGAGCCATTGACCATTTCCCTTATAAGAAAAACATTACCGGCTTTAAAAGGTTCTATTCAAAGGGACTTTATTTCTATATTAGAACAGACCGGAATGTATTTTGATGGCAATCACAATAAAGCGGAGAACACTTTTAGGTATGGCAAACACCTTGTCGAATTTTTGTCTGTTGATGATTCGCAGAAAATACGTGGTCGTAAACGCAACATAGCCGTGTTGAACGAGGCAAATGAATTATTACTTGAGGACTTTCGCCAAATCAATATGCGAACCACCGACAACATCATTATGGACTTCAATCCATCCGACCCGGTTCATTGGATATATGATGACATCATTCCAAGGGAGGATTGTGACACTTGGATCACCACATACAAAGACAATATGTTTTTGTCAAGTGAACTTGTTTATGAGATTGAAAGGATGCGTGAGCGTGACCCGGACTATTGGAGGGTGTTCGGTGAAGGTCAAAAGGCAGTATTTTCCGCCCGGCAGATATTCAATAATTGGAACTTTATTCCCCACAAGGAATTCCCTGAATTTGATTTACATACTGAAGCGGTCATTGGATTGGATTTTGGATTTAGCAACGATCCCTCAGCGGCATCAATAATTTTCCGAAAATCAGATAAATTGTATGTTCACGAAATCTTGTACAACACCGGTATGACCAACGGTGACATTGCTGAATATTTCAAAGCAAATGGTTACGACCAAGTGTTGACATTCTACGATAGTGCCGAACCCAAGTCCGGGGAGGAACTCCGAAGGGCGGGACTATTATGTAAACCGGCAATCAAAGGTCAAGGGTCAATCACGGCAGGGATTTCATTGCTAAAGGAATACGATGTTATCGTAAGCCAAGAATCCAAAAACATATTCAAGGAATACAATGGATACTATTGGGAACAACTCAAGGATGGCACAATCATAAACAAGCCACAAGATCGGCTGAACCATCAGATGGACTGTATTCGTTACGGGGTTTATTCGCAATACTCCAAGCGAAATGACTTCTTTGTTATTTAATTATTATTTTTGTAAAAATATAGACTTTAATGGCATCAATATTCGATAATTTAAAAAGGCTCGTGACTAAAAACGGTCAAGCCACAAATTCACAATTTAATCGGGCGATATATAACTTTTTAGGCAATACAATCATTACAAGTGCTGAGAATGATGATTCGTATATAAACAAAGGGTATCGTTTCAACTCAACCGTTTATTCGATTGTCAATCTTATAACAAAGGCGGCATCAACTGTTCCGTTCCAAGTCTATGAGGTGCAAAGTGAAAACGCATTAAAAAGATACAAGGCACTAACATCAAACGGATTCGATGCCAATGCAGTCCATAAATCTCAAGTGATTTTAAAGAACTCTATGATTGAATTGGAGGGTACTGAAATCCACGAACTGTTAAACAGACCAAACCCGGCTCAATCTTACGCATCATTCTTGAGTGAGGTCATTGCATTTGGTAAGTTAACCGGAAACCGTTACATCTACGGAATTACACCGGAGAGGGGTGCAAACCAATCCAAGTATGGTGAACTTTACGTTCTACCAAGTCAAGCGATGGAAATACATTCCGGTGGCTTTATGAAACCGGTTGACCATTACACTTTGGAATACAATGGCACGTTTCAAATCGATGCCGATGATGTCTGTCATATAAAAGATTTCAATCCTTATTTCGATGGGTCAGGACAAAACCTTTATGGTATGTCACCACTAAGGGCGGGACTTCGTTCAATGGATGCCAACAATGAGGCACTTACAACTGGGGTCAAATATCTACAAAACCAAACGGCAAGGGGTGTTCTTATGTCTGAGGAAGGTGATTTAAATGAAGTCCAAGCCAAGCAACTAAAGGAGAAATTCAGACAACAATATCAAGGGTCAACCAATGCCGGGGATGTTATCATTACCCCCAAAAAATTGTCCTGGGTCAACTTCGGACTCAACGCCGCTGACCTTTCCTTGATTGAACAGTACAACACCACAATCAAAGACCTTTGTAATGTTTACAATGTCCCTGCCGTGTTACTTAACAACGTTGAATCGGCAACGTACAACAATATAAAAGAGGCACGAAAAATGCTATATACCAATGCGGTGATCCCGGAACTTATGAAAATAAGGGATGAACTGAATCGTTGGTTAGCACCCAAGTATGGGGAAAAGGTGTTTATTGATTTTGATTATACCACTATCCCGGAACTGCAAGAGGAAACCGATAAGGTTGTCGCTCAGATGTCCCAAGCGTGGTGGCTGACACCAAACGAGAAACGTGCGGCGATGTCTTATGGTAAGGATGAAGAGAACGAAAGAATGGATGAATACTACATCCCGGCGAATCTTTTGCCACTTGGCGATTCAGATATGCCCGATATGACACCCGAACCAATAGAGATTGAACCGGCAGAAAAAAGACAAGTGCCGGGAATGAATGATATATTTACAACAATTAGTGAGGCACAACAAAGAGCAAACGAAATGGGCGGTGAAGGCTACCACCAACACACTTACGATGGTTATACCGTTTATATGCCATTTGAAACCCACGAGGAATATGAGGCGGCAAAAGACAATCGCCTTGATGAATTTTACGGCGAAATGGATGCCGATTCTTTTGACTACAATTTCGAACTTGATAGTCGATATGATGATGATGAAGATACCGACTCAGATGAAGGAGAAATCATCCAAAAAGCACCGCAAATTCGTGGCGCAATGGAAACGGCATTGCGTAATAAAGTAAAAGACCACAATGAGGAATATGGTGACAACCCAGCAAAAAGGGCAACTTATTCAATGTTGGCGAGGTCATTTGTAAGGGGTATCGGTGCATATCGCACAAACCCCTCATCCGTTCGCCCAAATGTATCGAGTGAAGATCAATGGGCATTAGGTAGAGTCAACGGATTACTTTACGCACTTAGAACCGGCAAATTCAAGAGAAGGGCATACGATACGGATTTACTACCAGAAGAACATCCATTGTCATCAAAGGGAAGAACTGAAAAGGCAGAATCATATTCTGACTATCCACAAGGTGCAACTAATAACGCCAAGAGAATGTTGGAATGGCGTGAGAAATATGGTCGTGATGTTGTCAAAGGTGGAACAAGGGTAGGTTGGGAAAGAGCCAATCAACTTGCAAGTCGTGAGGCATTATCATTGGACACCGTAAAGCGTGTCAACTCATTTTTAGCAAGGCACAAGGACAACGCAAAGATTGACCCACAATATAAAGACGAACCCTGGAAAGACCGAGGATATGTTGCATATAACCTTTGGGGTGGAGCGGCGATGGTATCTTGGGCAAAGCGTATTTCTGAAAACGATTAAATATGTTCGATAGGGAAACTTGGCGAAATGAATTTTCCCAACAACTCGATATTGCAGAAAAAGCCGAGGTTGCTAAATTCAAAAGATATTATAATGAACAATACAAAACCGCCGTTGATGGTTTTCTATTGGACAACAATCCAAGAGGTGGCGATAATTTATTCAAACCAAGAGAACTTGAAAATCTTTACGTTGGATTATATACCAATATCGGGTTACGATTTGCTAAGTGGTACGCCAAAACTTATGACCGCTTAATTTCTAAACGACAAGATGTTTCCGGGTTTGATGATGTTTGGAGTGAAGGTTTTTCCGAAGCCGGTCGAAAGGTTGCCGGTCAAAGGATTGTTTTATTACAAGGCACCGCTAAGGCGGAAATTATAAAAAACTTACAACGATTAATGCAAGACCCGGAGTTTATGGCGTTAGGTGCTGACCAAAGGGGTCGCATTTTACGTTCAAGATTCAATAAACTATCTGCGTACCAAGCGGAAAGGATTGTGCGAACTGAGGCAACTTATGCCGCCAATCTTGGTACTGAAAGGTCTGCTCTTGATATGTTTGGCGCGAGTGGTTTGCAAAAAGAATGGTTGACTTCCATTGATGGTCGTGAACGGGACTCCCATCGGATGACCAACGGTCAAGTGGTAGATATGGACAAGCCGTTCAATGTAGGTGGTGAACTGTTAATGATGCCGGGTGATCCAAGGGGTTCGGCAAGAAATGTTGTCAACTGCCGGTGTGCGGTTGCACATATACCAAAACCGGATGCACAACCCACAACACAACTTGAAGGTTTGGCATTTGGATTGGCTGGGGAAATTGCGGCACAAAATTTTATTGATGAAATTTAATATCTTTGCAATATGAATAATATTATATTTAAGCAATCCCCAATGGGGGAGTTAATTGATACCGATGAAAAAGCGGGAATCGTTAAAGGTTACGCATCGGTGTTCAACAATGTTGATTCTGATAATGATATAATCAAATCCGGCGCATACAAAAAAACCATTGCCGAAAACGGAAAAAGGGTTAAATACCTATACCAACACGATATGGACAAGCCAATCGGGAAAATGGTTCATTTGGAGGAAGATGAAAAAGGTCTTGTTTTTGAAGCACAGATTGCCAAGACCCAATTGGGAATGGATGTCATTGAACTCATCAAAGCTGGGGTTATTACCGAAAACTCTGTCGGGATTCTACCTATCCAAAAAGAAATGATTAATGGCAAAAGAGAAATCACAGAAGTCAAACTATATGAGGTTTCTGCCGTTACACTTGCCGCCAATGACCAAGCAATGATTTTGGATGTCAAGGGCAACGTTGACCCAAATAAAGTAATTAAGCGATATGATAATATTGCAAAATTAGTCCGCAAAGGGAATATATCCGATGAACTTGGATATACTCTTGAGGCGGAAATATTAAAATTGAAATCTATTTTTATGAATATTACCACTTCGCCAACTGACATTGAGGTTACGAAGCCGGAAGTCGTGAAAGGAGATTCAACCGAAATTTATAACTATTTGTTTAACGTTCTAAAAAAATAATAAGATGAACGATGAAATTAAAAATCAGTTAGATCAAATCGGTGATATCGTAGATTCTAAGATTGAAAAGGCTTTCAACCAAGCGCAAGAAAATGCAAAAGGTGAAGTCGAGTCAAGTCTTAAAAGCGAGATCACAAATTTGACTAATGATTACAATGAAAAGATGGAAGCCGCTACAAAGAGAATGGATGCCATCGAAATGGAAAGCAAAAAAACGCTTTCAGGAGTAAACACTAAAACCTTTAAAGGTCAAATCGAAGCCGCCATCAAAGATGGTGCAATTGAGGCACTTGTAAAAGGTAACACAAACGCTGCAAGATTTGAAATCAAGGCGGCTGATATGACAATGGCAAATGCTTTTTCAGGAGTCGTTGCTGGAGAAACTGTGATTGAGGACTTTAAATTTGATCCTTCAAGAAGTGTGCACATCAGAACATTGTTGCCTATCGGAAACACCGATGCTCAAACAATTAGATTCCCTAAAGAATCTGCCTATGATGATGGTGCCGCTGCTACTGCCCAAGGTTCTGCCGTTGGACAATCTGATTTTGACATTACTGCCACAAGCGTAAATGTTGAAAAAATTGGCACTTTTATGAGAATAACTGAGGAGATGCTAAACGATACTCCCGGACTGTCTTCTTACCTATCGGCAAGAGTACCCGGAAAAGTGTTGTCTGTCGAGGATACTGAAATCCTAAATGGCGATGGTTCTTCACCAAACCTTGATGGTCTATTCACGGATGGAACGGCTTTTATCACTTCAGGTGGAGCGTTTGATGATGCGGTTGAGTCAGCTAATGAATTCGATGTTCTTATTGCTGCATTGAATCAATTGGCACTTGCTAACTATCAAGCCGACACGATTCTTTTGAATCCTACTGATTTTCATAAAATCGTATTATTGAAATCTACTGCCAACGAATATTTGAAAAATCAAATTATTCAAGGTATTCAACCCGCAATCAATGGTGTGCCAATCACATTGAACACCGCCGTTACTGCTGGTAAATTCTTGGTTGGTAACTTGGCACAAGCGTCTCAACTATGGGTGCGTGATGGTCTTGGAATCGAATTTTCAAGAGAAGATTCAACCAACTTTAGAGATGGTTTCGTTACAGTTCGTGCGCAAGAGCGTGTGGCACTTACAAACTATTCTCCAAATGCAATCGTGCAAGGTACGTTCTCAACTGCTAAAGCAGCACTTGAAACTCCTTAATCTAACGATTAGTTTTGACTTGGAAAGGGTGGTCATATCGACTGCCCTTTTTGGGTTTAAGAAAAAAAACATATAATATTTTTTATATTATAAAATAAATTATATATATTTGAACCATAATTAAAACAATTATTATGTATCAATTACCATCATTAAAAGACATTAAACATTGCAGACCAAGTGTTTATTTATTTCAAACGTTAAAAGAAGTAAAAGAATTTCAGAAAAATTGCAGAACCTTAAAAGATTTTAATGCATCTGAAAAAATAATAAAAGAAATAAACTCAAAAGTAAAATAAAACCAACCGGGGGTGGCAACACCCCCATTTAATTAATTATTATGGCTAAATATGACCCACCAAAAACATCATTAAGAACCAATAAAGAGGGAGATTCTTTTGTTGTTATTTCTTACGATGGATTAGATTTTAAAGAAAAATATTTTACAAATTTTAAAGAGGCATCAAAATATCAAAACACTATAAAATAATATTTGGCTCTCATGAGCCAAATATATTGTATAACGAAAAATTAAATTATGAGATTACAAGATTCAACTGAGTATCGAATTGTAAAAGAAATTACAAGTGAAGAAAACAGAAAAAACATCATTGACGCTGCCAAAGCGTTTGCCTTTTTACTTGCAGCTATATTCGGAATGATATGGGCGTTTGCAAGTTTTTTATTATGGATAAAAGATATTGATGTTTCAATGGCAATTATTGACTTTATGATATGGATAAAAGAGATAATTTCCTAAGTAAGAAAAAGGATATGCACATACATCGGCATATAAATATAAATGAGAATATTGTTAATATTAAAAAATTTAATAAATTAGTGCGTAAATTAAATTAATTTTTGTTTGATAACTATTTCAAAATGTCCGCCATCTACCTGGTGGGCATTTTTTTATACCTTTACATTAAACCAAAAAATTGGATAGTAACCAAAGGGGGTGTTTTAGCGAATACCTTTTTGCAACCGAATGTATTAAAAGGGGATATAAGGTTTCAATGCCCTTGATGGATGCATCTGTCTATGATTGTATAGTCGACAATGGAAGTGGTTTATTTAAAATTCAAATAAAGTCAACCACAAAACGACCTGAAAAAGATACTGTCACAACGATAAAAGCAAATTTGGAAAATTCAAAAAGGGTTTATAGTAAACATAATGTTGATTATTTTGCCGTTTACGTTTACCATTTTGATGGCTTTTTTATATTTAAAAACAATGGCAATATGCAATCAGTAAGATTGTCGCTTGTAGGTAAATATTCCAAAAATTTTAATAACTTTGTATTTGAAAGGGATTCTTCAACCCATTCATAAGATTGTTTTAGTTAGTTTGGTTAATTAGGGGTAACATTTATGTGTTACCCTTTTTTTTTATCTTTGTAGAAATAACATATTATGAAAATATTAATGAAAAAAAGCGTTTTATCCTCTGAGGGTTGGCGTTGGGAAGAAAAGGTTTACGATGTTGACAACAAGGTTGCATCGGATTACATCAAAAAAGGAATCGGTGTTGAATTTGTCGAACAAGTAAAAGAGGAGAAAAAAGTAAAAGAAACAAAAGAAAACAAAGTGGCGAAAAAAAGAACTACAAAAAAAGCTAAATAATGCCATATACGAGAAACACTTATTTCAGCGACCCGCCAATTACGTTTCAACCGCAAATGAAAATCAATTCCACAACCGGAAGTGAAATCATTACTGCGACAAACGTGAAGGATTTTGCAAGAATTGACACCACGGCAGATGATACGATTATCGGGCAAATGATAACCCAAGCGAGAATCGTGGCGGAAAATTATATTTCAAAGGATATTGTCGCAAAAAACAGAACTTACTATTTGCCATTTGCCAACACGAGGATCGCATTACCTTTCGCCCCGGTTGCATCTATATCATCGGCAACTGTTGATGGAACTGCCGCAACATATACTGCAAAAGGATTGGACAATGAAATAATCGAACTCAATGAACTACCGGCAAAGGAGGTAAAAATCACTTACATCACAACCGGTCTTGATGATTCATTTCTCAAACAAGCGTTGTTGCAAATGGTAACGACCTATTATGACAATCGATCTGATTTTGTGGTTGGTGAATCAGTAAATGAAATCCCAACAAGTGCGATGGATTTGTTGTCATCATATAAAACCGTATTTATTTAATGGATGCCGGGAAACTTGATACAAGGGTTGAAGTAAGGCGATTGACAAAGACCGCCGACACTTATGGGGGTTACACATCCACAACGGCAACTGCATCGACTATATGGGCATACAAAAGGGAAATAAGCGGTGACATAAGCCAAGAGAATGGAAAGCGTAGGCGTGAGGTTGATATTGAATTGATCGTTCGTAAAAAAACCGCCGACACGATCTTAAACACCGACCTTTTGAAAGTCGAAAACGTTTCCGGGGAATACCGTATCAATGGCAAATTTGAATCCGGATACAAATATTTTACAACCATAAAAGCCACAAAAATTGATTAGTGTTAAAATCAAACAGAGCGATTTAAATGATTTGAACAGAAAACTCAATCAACTCAAAAGTTTTTCCAAAGAAGGACTTTCAAAAGAGATTGGAGATACTGCGGCTTTCTCGGCGGCGAGGATGAAAAAAACGGTTGTATATGATAAGTCTGATTTAAAGAAACAAATCGGATTCGGTAGGATGGGCAAAATGGCAAGGGTGTTTTCAAAAACCTTTTATTCGCCATTTATTGAATTTGGAACAAGGGATGGGAATATGAAATTTGATGATATGCTACAACTTGGCATTCCAAAATCCTATGCCGAACAATTCAAGGCAAATCCACTAAAAAAGAAAACGAATTTAAATGCACGACCATTTTTCTTTTCATCGATTAGAGTGGAACTCAAAAGCCTAATGGACAGACTTGACAGAAGATTAAATAATTTAACACGATGAACGAGGCACTTCAATTTATTAGAAAAGCGATTTTAAGCCGTTTAACGAACGCAATTTCAATTGGCGGCAGTTATGTCCCGGTTTACAATAGGGTGCCATCTGATGCATCTGAGCCATATATAAGGGTGTTTTCCGTGAGTAATAACGAAAGCGATTTCAATGCCACAAGTTTTATTTCGGAATGCGTTACAAGATTGGAGGTTGTCACGGCATTTGATTCTGATTCCGGAGGTGAATTGCAATCAAATCAAATCGTGAGTAGTATTTTAAATTTAGTCCGCACAAGGTCGAGCGGTTACTATGATTTATCAAGCGATGGATTCAAGGTTATAACTTGCACAAATGGAGGCGTGACATATTTCGAGGATGATTTGGAGGATAAAACTTATTTCCGGGCGATTGTCGAAATATCTAATAAAATAGAAAAAATATAATGGGTGATCTAAAAATATACGGAATCAATATGGGGGCGATTTTTTTATCGCTATCGGATGTAAATCCGATTTTACAAACATTAGTTTTAATGGCAACGCTAATTTATACAGTAATTAATATAACCCAAAAATTAAAAAAATGAAAATGCCTACAAACGGAGTGGCGAAAGATATAAGACATTTTGCAGGAAGTCTTTTAGTTTTTTTCTTAGTCGTTTTGATTTTGTTTTATTTAACAAAGTATCAAATCCCAAGTGAAAATGCTCAAATAGTAAACACTTTAATAGGTATGATAGCGGCATCGATTGCGATGGTCATTGCAAGTATTACTGGGAGAAACCCCGATGATTTAGATGCTGCCAAAAAGAAGATTTCAAATCTTGAGATGAAAATAGAAATGCTTGTACAATCCAAAGACACTTTGGAGGAAATGCTAATAAAAGTACAAGATGACACAATCGACAGGCTACTTCTAAACAAGGCAATGAAATACGATAACAAATGCGACTGTAAAAAATGAGTCTAAAATATTTCAAATATGAGGAATTTGATTCGCCGGATGTTCCCGGTAGTGGCAAGTATATGGATGCTGATTTCCTTAAAATGCTCGACAATGCCCGTGACATTGCAGGGATACCATTTAAAATCAACTCAGGATGGCGAACAATCGAACACAATAGAGAGGTTGGAGGAAAACCGAACTCGAGCCATATCGTTGGAAAAGCGGTGGATATCTCAATCAAAAATTCAAGGCAAAGACACATCATTTTATCAGCGTTGCAAGATGTTGGATTCAATAGATTTGGAATTGCAAAAACATTCATTCACGTTGATTCCGATGGCGAGGATTATGATGGGCACAAAATCCCCGATGTCATTTGGATTTACTAATACAGTAGGGAGCACGATATGCCTAAAAAGAAATTTAAAGATACGGCAGTAGGTTCTTTTCTACTTCAAAAGATTCCAAAGGTAGTCGGTGCGATTGCCGAAGATACACCAATTGGAAACGTAATTGAAGCGATTATAGGAGGCTCAGATATGTCATCCGAGGATAAGGAGGTCGCACTTGAAAAACTACGATTAGAACGTGCCGAAATGGATGGCGTGACCCGAAGGTGGGTGGCAGATAGTAGAAGTGGATGGTTGGCGCAAAATGTTAGACCTTTGACTTTGTGTTTTTTTACAATTTCTTATATCGTTGGATGGTATATGGATTATGACTTGACAACAATCACAGGTCTGATGCAAGTTATCCTTGGAGGATATTTTGGTTCTCGCGGGGTAGAGAAGGTATTTGGAAACAAACTCCACAAATAATGGCAAAGAAAATAATTGATAATTTTGTAGAATCCACAAAGAAAAAACGCCCCGGTGTTCATTCAAAGAATGCATCAATAAATAAAAAAGGGTGGAAAAAGAAATATCGTGGTCAAGGTAAAAAAAGATAAATATGGCAACTCGTGATTTATATTCTGCAAATAATTTTTATAGAATGTCATTCGGCGATTATGGATTTCGTCTTTTAGATTACAATCACGGAAACCAATCAACCCCAAGTGGTGAATTTTTCGGCTCAATAGAATGTACTGAAAATTGCACCATTACACTTACAAACGACACATCGGGAGGTGATAGCGGACTAACCAGTTTTGCAATAAAGGAGGGACACATCATATATGGTAATTTTACTAATATTTCAATTTCACACGGTCAAATAATATGTTATTTGCGTAAACCAAAATAAATGCTTGGTATTCCACATAACATAATTTCAAGGTCAAAAAAAACCAGTAAAATAATAAAAAAATATCTTCAAGATAATCTTGAGGATTTGTGGAGTAATACAGAGGACAGATGGCAATCCTACAATTATGTCATCCCACTTACTTGGGATTCTATCAATGAGGTTTGGGACAGATATGATGAAAGATTGCCGGAAACTTGGGAGGTTTTAAATAATAATTGGAATACGGAAACTGAATTATGGGATGAAATATAAATTTGTTAAATTTGTAAAAAATAAATTATGGGTACTACACTATCGGGATTAAAAATAAAAGATACTTATCAGGGTCTTATCAAATTAAGTGATAATGCCGCCGCATCATCTTCGACAAAAGAACTTACTGATGGTGTTGGTAATGACTTAAACATCCAAGTTGACACCACCGGAAGATTGGAGGCAGCAACATTTGTAAAAACAAGTGGAACATCGAGCCAAATTCTTTTGGCAGATGGTACCGTTGCGACAACATTGGCGACCGCTTTTTTAGCCGATGATTCAGTTACCTTTGCAAAATTAGAAAATCGATATTCGGAACTTTCGGCACTTGGTAGTGGAACATCTTTCGCCCTTAATTTTTTAAACGGTTGTACATTTACGGCAACCGCATCCGGTGCGGCAACCTTTACATTTTCAAACGCCGTTCAAGGTCAGGTTGTTGACTTAATTGTTACCGGAAATTATGCCTTGACTTTTGCAGAAACCGGCTCAACTTTTAACCGGGTAGGTTCAACCACTTACGATGGTTCAGCGACAAACTTGATTCAAATAGTTTGCACGGATGACACATCGGGTTCAAAAATATATCACTATTCAATTGCCACTTATACATCGGCACAACCACAATAATATGAAAGCAAGAACTGAAAACGGTCAAATAAAAATTTATAAATCTTTACCATCTGAATATACCAAAGATGATGGAACTGTTATTTTAAACTTTAGAAATGCCGATGCTGAAACTATTGAGGCGGAGGGTTTTTACGATGTTGTAAAGCCAAGTTTTAATCCATTGACCCAAACAAAGAGTGGGATTCAATTTGATTCAGAAAACAATGTTTTCACAAGCGTTGTGACTGATATTGATTTTGACCAAGATGTTGACATCATCGGAGAAGATGGTGAACCAACCGGAGAAACCGAAAAGCGTTTCAAAGTGTCGGATTTAAAATCCAATATTATAAGCGATTTAAAAGGCGATGCAAATAAAAGACTTCAACCAAGCGATTGGCAAGTCGTAAGGAAATTCGAAAGGGACATCGATATTGATTCAGAGACACAAACGGAAAGGTCGGGCATATTGACAGAACTTACAAGAAAAGAAGCGGAGGTCAATGCGTTGACTGATTATGCCGATTTACTTCAATATGACAAAACGTTTTTCCCATCTGACGAAATAGAATAATATGGCTTTAGGCAAAAGATTAATTAATACAGGTGGCGTAGCTGCTTGTACAACTGATTCCACAGACCCATTTGGCGATTCAAGTGGAGTGGCGTTATATTCTTTGGATTACGATGCAAGTACTGCCCTTGATGGTACTGACTATTCAGGAAGCCCCACCAACGTTGAGTTCGGAGTAGGCGGTCAAATAAACTATGGTGCAAGGTTTAATGGTAGTAGTAGTTATATACAAGCGGATGGAATATTTTCGTCAAGTCCAAGTGTTATGTCAGCTTCTGTTTGGTTCAAAACAACTGTGGATGGGAATATATTGGACATAGGCGATAGTAGTGTATCTACTGCACAAAATAGAATATTTTTTAGTAGTGGCTCATTAATCGTTAGCATTAATGGTGGTGGTGGTGGATTTGCATCAACATCGGCTACAGGACTACAAGATGGTAATTGGCATCATATAGTAGCAGTTTGGGATGATGGAACTGTTACAAATGGAATAAAAATGTATATAGATGGAGCAACTACTCCAACCGCACAAGCTAATTCTACGCAAAGTTTCACAAGTGCTTTGGATTTATTTATTGGAGCAAATGATAATAGAGGTGCTTCAGGTTCCCCCAGTATTAGGCAATACTTTGATGGCGATATAGACCAAGTAAGGGTGTTTTCTAAAGAGTTAAATGGGTCAGAAGCGGGGGTTCTTTACGCAGAAGAGGCTTGTGTACATACTGCCACAACAACAGACAATGATTTTCCTACAACCAATTTAGCTTATTACAAGTTTGACAATTCAGCAGAGGATGAAAAGGGAAGCTACGATGGAACTGACACAAACATCGAGTACAGATTTGGAAGGTTTGGTCAAGCTGCGGTTTTTAATGGGAGTAGTAGTATAAATGCAGGAACAGATGTTCTAACAAGTTTAACGGCATACACCGTAAGTGGATGGGTTAATCCAACAGGAAGTGGGAATAGAACTATTGTTGCA